TGTGGCCGCTGTGGGTATTAATATCCCCCGTATTTTTAATCTGGTTCTTCTTGAGCCCGGAAAGAGCTTTGTCCGCGTTATACAAAGCATTGGGCGAGGCATTAGAAAAGCAGACGACAAGGACTTTGTCCAAATCTGGGACATCACGGCATCTACAAAGTATGCGAAGAGGCATCTTACAGAACGTAAGAAATTCTATAAAGAAGCGAAGTATCCGTTCGCCATTGAAAAAGTAAAATACCAATAATGCAAATATTATCCCTAAACAATCAAACATTTTATCTCAACGATCTTCCAGAGGAAATAGATGACGATTTGAGATTCTCTGTTTTAGACAACAGCGACAATCAAAATCCAGATCACTTTTTTATTCCGTTGATCTTCTTGGAAAGTTTTACAGGTCCGGCAGCGGTATTACAAATAGGCTCTCATGAATTGGCCATGCCGCTTGATTGGTGTACTATTGTAGGTGACCCAGAAGGTCCTGATATGGAAGTTCTGCCATTGACCAGTTTAAATGATCGAGGATTCAAAACATTCTGTTTCAATCCATTGAGCAGTTTTAGACCAGAATTCCACGAAATTGATATCATAGATGTCTATCAAGATGTTAAGTGGTATTTTCCAAAAATGCGACCCGGTCAATTATTGTGTACACCATTACATGCCGGTGAAAAACCACTGTGTGCGTACTTTGTCAAAGAAGTCAGCCGTCAAAGTGAAATTGTAGACTACACTAAATGTTGGTAATATGGGAACACTTAAACCAGGTGCTAGTTATATCTATGAACGTGTAGACGATGTAATCTACGCTAGAGAAAGTGGATCTGCTACTCGTATTGAAGTTGGTCGTGATGTCGATTTACATGACCACATAATGGAAGATAAACTCTGGGGTGAGATTCGACGAGCGGCTAAAACAAATCCCGCTTTACAAGAAGCCATAGAACGTGTTAAAATAACTTATTATCTTACAAAAGATAAAAACGCCTAATATGTCAAACGGAATTAAAATTGTCCATTTAGGGAAGGAATTTATGAGAATTGATTCTAGTGGTAATCTCGGTATTGGTAGTAGTGCTCCTGGCGAAGTATTAGGATCGTGGTCAGAATGGTGCGAGATACAAAAACTTGCAGAAACTAATCCTGCCGTAAAAATTGCATTAGATAAATTAATGACTGTATATTATCTCAGCAAAGACGCTAAAGATACAAACACACTAGATTGGTAATTATGCTTGATATTAAACGTGAACTAAAAGCTGTTGATCTTAAAAATTATGATTTTTATAATAACCTCTCTGATGAAGAACGGAAATCTTTCAGTCCATTTATATTGATGAGATATACCAGTAGTTGTCAAGGGGACGCCGATCTGCAAGAATGGTTTCTTGAGACTACCAACGAAATGGTCAATAAAAATCATTGGATACTTAGTAAAAATCACAAGGCATTGCTTTGGAAATTATTTGCAGCCTCAGGTGCAGGCGTACAGACATATCATCCTTATCTAGCCGCTGGCAAAAAAGAAAAAGTCAACAAGATTGAAAAATTATTGTGCGAGCTATATCCGGCCATGAAGACATCTGATATCAAGATGATGGCTAAGATGATGGATAAAAAAGACATAACTGAGTTGTTTGACAAAATGGGATTTGATAAGAAACAACGGAAAGAATACGAGTGATAGCACTAGTAGATCAACCTTATAATTGTGTACATTGTGGTAAGAGTTTTATGAAAGATAAAACTCTAATTGCTCACATGTGTGAACGAAAAAGGCGGGCTCTACAAAAAGATGAAAAGAGGGTACAGGCAGGTTTCATGGCCTTTAACCGATTTTGGCAGCTAACACAGAATGCGAAAAAATTAAAGACCTATGACAATTTTGCAGACAGCAGTTATTACAATGCCTTTGTAAAATTTGGTAGTTTCATTAATAATGTTAATCCTTTGTATCCCGATAAATTTATTGACTACGTGATTAAAAGCGGAATTAAATTAGATCATTGGTGCAGAGATGAACTATACGAGAAGTATCTATTTGAGATACTCAAAGTCGAGCCTGTAGAAAGCGCAGTTCAACGCAGTATACAAACTATGATGGAATGGGCTGACGAACACGGTGCCGAATTTAATCATTACTTCAATTATGTAAGTTTAAATAAAGCGGTACATGATATACGCAATGGCCACATTAGTCCTTGGGTGATTTTGAATACCGGTGCAGGACAGACAATGGTTAAAAACATGAGTGATGAACAATTAGATATGATTGCTCCGGCATTTGATGTTCCTTATTGGCTGCGAAAATTCAAAGAAGTGCCTGCAGATGTTGCTCTAGTCAAAGAGATATGTTCAGAGATTAATTTAAAGTAAATGACAACTTCGATTAAAATATTTTGCGAAGTTAATGAAGCTTTGGAAAAAGTCACAGAACTTAGAAAAGCTAATTTGGTACAAGGTAAAGATTTTGATTTTGCTTATAATCAAAGTCGATGGGATGAAATGATTGGTGAAATTCCAAAAACTACTATCTTTACATTTTATAATGATAAACACGCAGTCTTTTATTCTTTGAAATGGAACTAACATGAACGAGTTTTGCAGAAAACATAATATCAAAGTTGTTGATACAAATAAAAGATATGCAACAGCTAGGCCACTTAGTCCTAGATATTTTCAAAATCCCAGTGATTATAATGAGATCAATGACTTTCATGTTGTACATGAAACTGAACCATTGTACACAGTAGAAATACCGTTAAGTGAATTAGAACGTATCAAAGATTTTGAAGATCAAGTTTTTAATAATATAAAAAATCACGGACCTTATCATTATCAAATGTTTGAAATTATGATGGAACAAAAACACAAAGAAAAAAGACTGCGAGAAAAATATCCGGCTGTAAAAAAAGCCTATGAACATTATAGTCTTATTTTAAAATTAGCAGAAAGCGGAGAATTATAATGACACCTAGAGTTGGAAGTAAATGGTGGAGCGGAAATGGTAAAATTTTCTATGTCAAATCAGTAGTAGATCTAGAAGGCAATGTTTGGGTTTACTATAGTGAACACGGTACTGACAGAGAATATAGTTGTTACTTAGAAAGTTTCTTAGAAAGATTTAAGGAGATAGCATAATGAGATTAGAAGGTTTTGTAGAAAAAGGTTGGGGACATGAATTAATTTGGGCTACCAACGACAAGTACTGTGGTAAACTTTTGAAGTTTAATGCCGGTGCAAAATTCAGTATGCATTTTCATGCCCACAAAGATGAAACATGGTATGTGTTAGATGGGAAATTTAAAGTCATTGTTATCAATACAGCCAATGCCACACAAACAGAATATGAATTAGGAGCAGGCGAAACTTGGCATAATCCTCCATTGCTTCCCCATCAGGTTATTTGCCTAGAAGAAGGTACTATTATCGAAGTTAGTACACCTGATTCAGTCGAAGACAATTATCGCGTAGGTAAAGGCGACAGTCAAAAATGAAAATATTAATCACAGGTTATAAAGGATTCATTGGCCAGAACATGGTCAATGCGTTAAAAGACGAGCACGAATTATCATATTACGATTGGGGAGATGAGCCCCCGGAAATGGAAGGATTAGATTGGTGCATTCATTTAGGTGCAATTAGTTCTACCACTGAAACTAATGTCGAAAAAGTGATGAGACAAAATCACGACTTTAGCTGTATACTATTAATGGCCTGTCAACTAAATGGAGTGAATCTGCAATATGCCAGTTCCGCCAGTGTCTACGGATTAGGAAATAATTTTAAAGAAGACGCTCCTCTGAGTCCACAAAGTCCCTATGCCTGGAGTAAGTATTTGTTTGACAGACATATTCTAAGCACCAAGTTTGATAACATAGTTGTACAAGGTTTTAGATATTTTAATGTCTACGGACCTTATGAAGACCACAAAGGTGATCAAGCAAGTCCCTACCATAAGTTTGAAAAACAGGCCAAGGAAACCGGAGTTATTAAATTATTTGAAGGCAGCGAAAACTACCTAAGGGACTTTGTTCCCGTCGAACATCTAACCGATATTCATAAAAAATTCTTTAATGTTAAAGAAACTGGAATATGGAATTTAGGCACAGGTCAAGCGACATCTTTTGAAAGTGTGGCTCGTATAATTGCAGACAAATACAATGCTAGAATAGAATATATCCCAATGCCAGATAACGTTGCCAAACAGTATCAAAAATTCACTCAGGCAGACATGACAAAATTAACAAGGTCATTAAATGAAAAAAATAGTGGTTAACGGAACATTTGATATTCTGCATAGGGGTCATATCGAAATGTTAGAATACGCAAAAAGTCTTGGAGATCATCTATTAGTTTGTATTGATACAGATACTAGAGTTAAACAGCTTAAAGGTCCCGAGCGTCCCATTAACAACCAAAATGATAGATCTTTTATGTTGCAGAGTTTAAAATGTGTTGATACAGTTTGGTATTTTGCCGATGAAGCTGAATTAGAATATATCTTAGAAACCTATCAACCAGATGTCATGGTCAAAGGCAGCGACTATAGGGGCAAACCAATTGTAGGAGAACACCTCTGCAAAGAAATTAAATTTTATGAACTTGTCACAAACTACTCAACAACCGGACTCATACAGCGTATTACTAATCGGTGATAGTTGTGTTGATGAATATAAAATTGGGACTATTGATAGATTAAGCCCCGAGGCACCGGTGCCTGTTATTAAAATTGTAGAAACAAAAACTGTATCTGGTATGGCGTCTAATGTCAAAAAGAATTTTGAAAACTTAGGCATCAATGTAGACTTCATAACCAATGAGGAAATAATTAAAAAAACTCGATACATTGACAAACGTTCGGGTCAGCACATGTTACGTGTAGATGACGAACCTGAAATTGTACCTTGGAGCGGTGACTCACCGTTTCCCATAGATGGATATGATATTATTGTGATATCAGATTACAATAAAGGATTTTTATCTGAGTTTCAAATACATCAGATAATTAAAAATTCTGAGTGTCCTGTATTCATTGATACTAAAAAACGGGATCTAAGTATGTTCAATCTTCCTGATGTTTTTATTAAAATCAATGAACTAGAATATAACAATGCCACATCCAATCATGATAACCTGATTGTTACATTAGGTAGTAAAGGCGCAATGTACAATGGTAACATATTTCCAACCAAGTCTGCAGAAGTTACTGATGTTTGCGGTTGTGGAGATACATTTTTGGCAGCACTGGCTACTCAATATCTCTTTACAAAAGACATAGAAAAAGCTATAATATTTGCTAATGTAGCCGCAGGTATTACTGTCCAACACCGTGGTAACTACGCACCATCTTACGACGAGATTCGAAATGCCGGATATTGACATTGATTTTTTAGATAGAGCAAAGGTACTCGATGTTATCAAGAATGTTCCTGCGGCTATCCAAGAAAATGGTGCTTTTAAAAAACACAATACTGGCGCATATTGTCACTCTATTCCCTGCAATCCTATTACTGGATTAGCAAGTATAGATTATAAAGAAGCAGAGGATAGAGGTTACTTTAAGATTGATTTCTTAAATGTCAGTGTCTACAAAGGTGTAAGAGATGAAGCTCACCTGCAACAACTACTGGCCACTGAACCATTATGGGGCCTTTTAGAACAAAAAGAATTCACCGACTTATTGTTTCATGTAAGCGGACATCATTCTATTCTAGCCCAGGCAAAACCTAAAAGCATTTTAGAATTGGCAGCAGTACTAGCCATGATCCGTCCTGCTAAACGTCACTTAATTGGACAGGACTGGGATACAATTATGAAAGAAGTTTGGATCAAACCAACTGGGGATGAATACTATTTTAAGAAGGCTCACGCTGTGGCCTATGCCCACGTTATTGTGGTACAGATGAATTTAATCTGCGAAGGTATTAGCTATCCTTACGCCTAGGATTACGTACTAGTTGAATACTTTTACGTTTAATCCTTTTTTCCGCAATCTCACTTAGATTTACTTTTGGACCGAATATCAGTCCGACGTCCTTGCTGTTAAATGTTTTAATAGCATATCTGAATTCAGACATTTCTTGTTTTAAAAAGATATTGATAGGAATCTTACGATTGCTTTCCCACCACCAAACTTCTCCTAGTTCTAAGAATTTACGTTTATCTTGATCACTTTTGATGATACTGATATCATATATGCTGGCTACAAAATCATCGAAATTAACGATTATTCCAACGTATTCTATATCATTTGATTTAATACAGCTAACGAACGGATAATTTTCTTGGAACTGGTCAGGAGTGGACATTGTCAATAAATAAGGTTATGCAAAATTTACCAGTCTATTTATACCAAAATAATCTTGCCGTAATATTAGATTTGGATCCTACCATTCGCGGAGTTAATCGAGTCATGTATCAACACGATCTAAAAGTACAAAAAGGTCTTAAAAACACTGTGAGGATTCAGTTCAAGAACAGTGACCAAAAGCGTATTTCTATCAGCAACACCGCAACTTATGTATTCAGTATGTTCGATGCTGTTAATCAAAGATTGATTGTAGAAAAACCGTTAGACATATTAGACGACGGAGTTACAACCAGTACTCGAGGTGTAGCCACCCTAACATTAGAAGAAAGTGATACTATTGATTTAACCCGCAGTAGTTATCAATTTGTAATTAAATCTTTAGACGACACAGGTAGTTACAGTCCCACATATTCTAATACCTACTACGGTATAAATGGCACATTGCATCTACAATCTGATGCTTATCCTGTTTTACAACCATCTGTAGAAGTTGCTGATTTCCAAAAAAGTTTTAATTCATCAATTGATCTATATGAGTTTAAAAGCAGAGCAGTCTATGCCAATCCCGAATACAACAGCAATTCTGGATTACATACCATGGCATTTTATATGTCAGGGTTCAAAGGTACAGTTTATATCAAAGCAACATTGAACAACAATCCAGATTATCTTGGTAGCTATTCTACAATTTTTACCAAAGAATACAATGGATATACCGGAATTGACACTGTGAATTTCAACGGAGTTTATTCTTGGGTTCAAGTTTGGCATGTACCAGGGCTAGGTCCAACTGAAACGGACAACAGCGAAAACTATAATTACCGCGGAACATTTGACAAATTCCTGTACAGAAGTTAAACTGTATAGATGCATGAAATACAATCAGCCGTACTAGCTCTCTTACCACCTAAGCGTAAGACTACTCCAAGTGGATGGACTAGTTTTGATGCTGTGTGTTGCACCCATAATGGTGAAAGTCGTGACGATAGAAAGCGTGGAGGTATTCGAACATCTCCAGATGGCGGCTTCCAATACCACTGTTTCAATTGTAATTTTAAAGCAGGTTGGACTCCTGGAAAATTATTAAGCCGAAATACCAAAGACCTATTTCGCTGGCTGGGAATGTCCTCTGATACTATAGGTAAGTTAGGGTTGTATGCTCTTAAATTAAAAGAAGATCAACCTACTGCTAAAAGAGATTTGAGTTTTGAATTAAAAGAAATACCCTTGCCCGAAGATTGTTTGCCCATAGATACCTGGGTAGCTGAAGGCGCTCAGGACGCTGAATTATTTGATGTAATCTCGTATCTAATGGATGAGCGACGAGTAGGCTGGGAATGGTATAACTGGCATTGGAGTGCGGCAGCAGGCTTTAGAGATCGTGTGATTATACCTTTCTATCAAGATGAAAAAATAGTAGGATACACAGGTAGAAAAATCAAAGCCGGAAAACCTAAATATCTCACCGATAGTCAAAGCGGTTATGTGTTTAACATAGATTCGCAGAGAGACAACAGAGCGTTTGTCATAGTAGTAGAAGGTCAGTTTGATGCTATTGCAGTGGACGGCGTTAGCATTATGACCAATGAGCCAAATGACGTACAGATTGCTAGAATCAATAGTCTAGGAAAAAAGGTTATTGCGGTACCTGATCGAGACAAACCAGGTGCTAAACTGATCAAGGCAGCACTGGCCAATGGCTGGTCCGTTAGTTTACCACCTTGGGGTGACAATATCAAAGACGTTGCAGATGCTGTCAAAGAATACGGACGATTATATACACTGGCCACAATTTTGCACTACTGCGAAGACAACGAGATAAAAATACAACTACTTAAGAAAAAACTTGAAGCACTAAATGACTAAACCTAATTATAATTACGATATGCAGAAACTGTATCTGGAAATGTTTCTTTCAGATGCAGAAACATTTGCCCGGTGCCAGAACATCTTTGATCCAGAGAATTTTGATCAAAGATTAAAATCCACAGCAGAATTTATTACCAAATATGTTGATGAATATAAGGTAATGCCTGAGACTGTGATTGTGAACACAGCAGTGAGCACTGATCTTCAGACTATTACATTACCTAAAGAAAACTATGAATGGCTGTTAGATGAGTTTGAGACTTTTAGTAGACACAAAGCTCTAGAACGTGCAATTCTTAAGAGTGCCGATTTACTGGAATCAGGTGAATATAATCCGGTTGAAAAACTAATCAAGGATGCAATACAGGTCAGCCTAAACAAAGATATGGGTACAGATTACTTTGAAGATCCTAGATCTAGACTGACCAAACTCAAAGACGGCAACGGACAGATCAGCACAGGATGGCCCAGCATTGATAAGAAACTCTATGGCGGATTTAACCGCGGTGAGTTAAACATTTTCTGTGCAGGATCGGGTGGTGGTAAGAGTTTGTTCCTGGCTAACTTGGGTGTAAACTGGGCACAACAGGGACTTAATGTACTGTACCTAACATTCGAATTGAGTGAAGGTTTAGTAGCCATGCGTTTGGATTCTATGATGACAGGTATCACAACTCGTGAGATCTTTAAGAACATCGATGATGTAGAATTAAAGGTTAAAATGCTGGGTAAAAAGGCAGGAAACCTGCAAGTTAAGTACATGCCTTCGGGGAAAAATTGTAACGATATTCGAGCCTATTTGAAGGAATATCAGGTCAAAAAAGGCGCAAAACCAGACGTAATTCTCATAGATTACCTCGATTTGATGATGCCTTTATCAGTGAAGGTATCGCCCAGCGATTTGTTTGTAAAAGACAAATATGTGTCAGAAGAGATCCGTAATTTGGCTATGGAAACCCAGTGTATTACTGTTACAGCCTCACAGTTAAATCGTAGTGCTGTTGAAGAAATTGAATTCGATCACAGTCACATTTCGGGCGGTTTGTCAAAGATTATGACAGCAGATAATGTCATAGGTATCTTTACTTCTAGGGCTATGAAGGAACGTGGACGCTATCAAATCCAGTTTATGAAGACTCGTAGTAGCTCGGGTGTTGGACAGAAAGTTGACTTAGAATTTAATGTAGATACACTACGTATTACAGATCTAGGTGAAGAAGATGAAAAGAGTTTCGGACAACAGCGCAGTAACAATAACACAAGTTCTGTAATGGATAGTTTGAAACGTACCAGTGTTGTGAATACATCGACTGCAGATAGCGGAGGATGGGAACGAGCTAGTCCCAAGGAAGGGTTTAGTCTAGAAAAACCTAGGCCTAAAGCATCAGCCGGTCCGCTGATTCGCAATATGCTTGATAACTTAAATCCAGAAAAAGATTAAAGCCAATTAGATATTTGGAATTGTCCACTGGCACTGAGTATATCATGCCATTGGTCAGTGCCAGATTTATCAAATACTAATTGTGGAGTTGCCGGAACAGCTTCCCAGCGGTGAACAGCAGAGTTATTTTTAATATCCATTTGACGTTCTAGGGTTCCTTGTTCCCAGGCCCAGAATCCAGCACAGGCTCTGAAATATGAAGGGCCTTCATTGGCACATAATGCCGTTAGCACACTGATGTCACTGGTAACCGCTAGATCGTCTGTGATGTCTTGACTGGTCATTCCCATCCAGTCTTTGGTATGGACAACATGAACCTTTTCTGTTTTCATGTTACCGCCATAGTATCCTGTATCTTCTCCATCGTACCATAATCCTATTCCGGAACATAGGCTTGCAAGATTAAAGTCTTTATTGGGTTGATTAATTTGAATTCCAAAGGTTATGATAGGATTATGTGCTACCATAAGAATAACACTCCCATGCAAGGGGTCTCTGGGATTACTGGGATTGGCAGCTAACAACTGTCCTTTATATGATTTAATAGGCATACTAACTGTATTTAATACGATAAATATTTGACTATGCGTGTTACGGAATTTTCTAAACCAATTGAGCTTCACAGTGAATTAAATCCTTTACTTTGGGAAGACAATCAACTACGACCAGAGATAGCTCAACATCTACTAAAAATTGCACAAGATTTTATAGAATTTGTTGACGTACCTTTAGAAGTTGAAGACATTATCATAGCGGGTGCAAATGCCAACTATACATATACTGAGTACAGCGATTTAGATCTACACATTGTTGTCGACTATACCAAAGTAAGTTGTGATAGAGAAGCAGCCGAATTGTTTGACAGTAAAAGATTATTATACAAACAAAGATATAAAGTCAAGGTTCTAGATATCCCTGTAGAGCCAGGCATAGAAGACAGCGAGAATCCCACAGTCAGTGCCGCTTACAGTATTTTGAACAAAGAATGGATTAGACCTCCTGTTAAAGAATTACCATTCTATGATGAGGCAGAAGTCAAAGAAATCGCTGAACAATGGAAAGATATTATTAGATTGGCCATGCGCACAGGCAATCTAGCAATTTGCAGAACTGTATTAAAAATGCTACGCAAATTTAGAAAAGCTGGCCTAAACAGTAAACAGGGTGAATTTAGCGTACCTAACCTTGTATATAAAAGTCTACGCAATGACAAAACTGTAGAAGGTATGCAGACATTGGTAGATCGTCTACACGATCAAAGTTTAAGCATAGATTAATTTCTACTCAAACTTGTTGACTTGTTGGTTAACTCAGTTATAATTAATGTTATGCCCAGTATATACATTGACATGGACGGTGTAGTTGCAGACTTCAATACAGCCGCCCAAAACTTTTTAAATCAAGATCAAGCAGCCAGTGATGCAGCCGCACAAGCAGGTCGTTGGCCCTCCGAAGAATGGAATAAACTTAAACTTCAGGAAAACTTTTATAGACATCTTCCTAAGATGCCTCAGGCAGATATGATGATGGCCTTGGCAAAGAAATTCCAAGATGAGCTAGGTTGGAAATTACGTATGCTCACAGCCATACCCAAAGGCAACGACATGCCCGAAGTATTTCAAGACAAGATTTTATGGATGCAAGAACACTATCCAGGTGTAAGGGTATGTTTTGGTCCCTACAGTTATGACAAAGCCCGCCATTGTCAACCCGGAGATATTTTAGTCGACGATCGTCGTGACAACTGCGACCAATGGACGGCTGCAGGTGGTATAGCTGTAAGGGTGACCAAAGATTATGATCTAGCTCTTGAACAGCTAGAAATTCTTTATAGAAATAATTATTGATACTGATAGTTTACAGTATCAGAATTTGTACGCCATATTGTAGCACCGTTCCGTAGATGAAATATTCTAGCCATTTCAGTGGGAGGGCTCAATGTTATATATTCAGAGATATTCTTTTTATTGGTTTTGATCCAGCTTTGGGTAGCACGAATTAATTTGCGACCACTGCCTGAAGTATAACTCCAAATGGTATAAAATACTGCTACCTTGGCATCTTCACTGCCCAAGGTTATCAATTCATTGACTGTGCTGGGCACAGAGTCACGATAGGCCACACATACTGCGGCACCCGGTCTACCAGTGTCATCGTCTATCCAAACAAAAATTTCACTGTTATCGCTGACTCTAAAATCAAGCGGTATCTCTGGCCTCACTGGATCGTCGGCCACTAGGTGTGTGAGAGGGTCATCTAATCGTTGAATTATGTGCAACATAGTATTTTTTTGGCAGTATTTGTATTTACATCAAAAACGTAAAAACCCAATATAATTAGAGATAATTACAGTATGAAAATTTGTATCTTAGGTGGTGGGACAGCAGGCTGGTTGGCAGCAATTTGGATGTTACGTAAACATCCGTATCAACACGAAATAACAGTCGTTGAAAGCAGTCGGATTCCTATCATAGGGGCAGGCGAAGGTAGTACAGGTGTATTTCCTGATGCTATAAAAAGTTTTGGAATCAGTATTCCAGAATTCCTATTGGGCACCAAGGCTACTTTTAAATTAGGGATTAGATTTCACAATTGGCAAGGTGATGGTCGGAGTTACATAGCACCCATTGGTAACACTCGAACGAGAAGAGATGATTGGGACAGCGAATTAATCTATCATTGTTTGACGCAGGGCACAGACCTAGCTCATCGCAGTACACTCTGTGGACAACTAGCAGAACGAGATCTTAGCACTGTAACCCGAGACGGCAATTGTTTTGAAATAGCCAGTTATCACTTTGACGGACACTTGGTTGGACAGTTTTTAAAAAGCAAAATACTGGATGAAATTACTCTGATAGACAGCGAGTATCAGAGCTGTGTCAAAGACGGTGATGGAAATATCACCAGCATCGATCTGGCCAACGGACAGACTGTGACCGCAGATTATTGGATAGATGCCACAGGTTTTGCCCGTATACTGGCCAAAGAAATGGACATGGGCTGGGTCAGTTACCGAGATAGTCTAACCTGCGATACTGCCCTGCCTTTTTTACTGGATTATCAGCCAGGTGAAACTATAACACCCGTGACAGAAGCTCGTGCTATGAATGCAGGATGGATGTGGCAGATACCCATACAAGACCGTCGTGGCTGTGGCTATGTCTATGACAGCTCTTGTATCAGCTACGATGAGGCTGTGAAAGAAATAGAGCACACAGTAGGTCGACCAGTTAAAATAATCAAAACCATTAAATTTGATCCCGGACGAGTCCAAGAGCCATTTAAAAAGAATGTGTGTGCTATAGGCCTGGCCAGTAGTTTCCTAGAACCCTTGCAGGCCACTAGCATACACGGAACCATAGGACAATTGGAACATTTGACTAATAGCATATTATTGGGCAACATACTGCCTAAAGATGATTCTTCTTATCAATGGTCCAGCAAACGTCTCACAGAGCAGATTGATCACTATGCTGATCTCATACACCTACACTATCGCAGTGGTAGAAATGACAGTGAATTTTGGCGCAAACAACAGAGTCTACCAATGAGGCCCACAGTGGCCAGACTCAGGGACACCGGTGCCCGTCGATGGCCCCATGTCAGTGATTGGAACATAGGTTGGGCTGGTTCAGGCTACGGAGTGTTCATTTATCCCATGTTGGCCTATGGATGGATGAACATGGACAACATTGAATCCATTCTCAGTGATCAATCACGGGCAAGATGGTCTCGGGGTTGGCAGGAAACCGCAGATTACATCAATGAGTCCTTGCGCGAGTGTGTGCCTAATACTGAATTAATTCATGGACTTCGACAAGGATTTGTTTTACCCAAGCCCGCCATTGATCCTAACATTGCACTGCAATTACACCCATTGCTGAGATTATGAGCAGCGAACCTTTGAAAGTTTTTCCCGAGCTTATACACCGAGCTCACTACAAATGGGACAAAGATCGTGTGCTACCTGCACTGAAAAAATGTGTGGACAACAGACCCATAGATCTAGACCTGGAAGTAGGGGCAGCCGCTACCAGTGCCAGCAACAGTGTGGACCGACCACACAACATGCCGGAGTTCCAGGATTTCTATCAGTGGCTGGGTCCCGTGGTGCGCAGAGTAATGTTTGAACAGTGGAACATCATGCCTCATACACAGTTTCAAATAGGGCAGAGTTGGACCAACTATCATGATCGTGGAGGCCAGACTCTGTCACATACACACGGCACAGTCATAGCCGCGGTCAGTGCCTACATACAGGTTCCTGAACACAGTGGAGGCATTGAGTTCTATGACCCCAACACAGCCTACTGGCGCTTTCATCCGCAGACAGGACCCCAAGGCGGACCAAACCGAGGGTGGCATACCCTGCCTGTGTCAGAAGGTGATGTGATGATATTTCCAGGTTGGCTAGAGCACAGAACACAGGTACATCAGGGCCGCGAAGGCGAACTACGTTGGGTACTGACCACCAATGTCAGTGTACGATCTGCCTAGATTTATCGCGATTTAAATTTTTAGTTTTGTATAAAGAGTTGAGTGCCGTCACCGTTGTAATATGGAGGAGCATAGAGTAGACCCCCACCGTAGGCGTTGTTGTACCAGAACCAGTAGGTCAAATTGCCGAATTGTTGAAAACTATACATAACACCACCACCTGGACTTACACCGGTGGGTGTATAGGTTCTGCCGTCCCAGCCAACGAGAGAGTTAAACAAGTTTTGTGGTGCGTAACCACGAACTATCAGGTAACTATAGCTGTTACCCCAGTAGTATCCTTCAGTGAAAATGCCAAACACACTGTAGCCATTGATGCTCCATCCTGGATCTTGATAGGTCCGACTAAGGGTGTAACCTTCTTCACCGAACCATAAGTAGCTATAATACAAGTTAATTCTGTTTTCAAGGCTTCTACCACGTAGATTGCTCATACTGATAGTGCCGCTGGGACGTTGAGCCAAGCTACGGACCTGGCCGTCATTCAATGAAATGCCCTGACGGGACGGCCGACCCAACTCAGTGTTGACTTGACTCATTGATAACGATCCGGACGAGGGTAATGCCATAGTACAGGTATTTATTCACAGTAACAGATCAGACCAGCCAGATCAGGAGCCGAGAGCCCAACCAGCGCGAAGCGCGACCGCGGTAAAAACGATTTTTCAAATTAATTATCTACCCTGATAATAAACTAGATATACAATACTCGCACAGTGACTATACAGTAGACCTAGCCCAGACCCCCCATATACAGGCTAAAAAATTTGCTCAAAAAAATTTTCAAACCACCAAATATCATTGACAACCACTTTTTAAACCCTGTATACTAAGATCACTATGTACTTAAACTTAACCAACGCTAGTCCACAGCATAAAGGGACAAAATTAGCCATCGACCGTGATCTAGTAGTGACAGCACATAACAGTGTGGTAACCAGAGAAAACGGTGACATTGAAACAGTGACATTCTTGTTTTGCCCACCACACGGCACATGGGAAGTCAGTGAAACCTTTGAACAAGTGCTTAAACAGTTGAATAAAGCGTGAAACTGAGAACACTGATAACTCTGGCTCCTACACCCGCTTTTCTAGTGGGTCTAGTTTGGGAACTGGCACAACCCGCAAGCGTATGTGGAAGCAATAGTTGGGGTATGCCAGCAATGTGGCTGTTAATGGCCATAGCACATGCTCCAAGCTGGTGGCTGTGGTGGGATCAACGTGAGCTAGAGCGATATAGACTGCACTTGCCCGATAAGCAACAGTGATAAAATCCACCCGCTACTACTGTGATTAAATGATAGAGATCCCACAGTCTATCGGGATAACGTTGATAATATTCTGCGGGTGACTGTCCTATATCCGCCGCAGTGTACACTCCCCTGGGACCAGATATCCACGTGTCCCAACGATGTTCAGTGACCTGCACACAGCAGTAGTCAAGACCCTCTATAGTGGTCCATGTTAGGGAGCCGGGAATGATGTGATCGTGCATATACATATACAGGTGTATGATATTTAATGCACCGGCCTAGTTATATAGTGTAAAAAATTGCCGCGCAAAATTTTAAAGGTCTGGAGATCTGTGGCCATGGTGATCTAGTCTAACTCGAAGTTTTTTAGGGTGGGATTTTTGGGAAAAGATTTGGGAGAACTTTGAGAGAATTTGTGAGAACTTTTGGCTTGCAAGCTGTAGCTTTTACGCAACAGTTTTAATTTACTACCACCCCACCCCACCGACCACCACCGCCAAAAGAAACCCCACCGAAGTGGGGAAGAGGGAGGCTCAGGCGTGTTGCAGAGCCTGCGTCTTTTTATCAGTCCATGCGTGAGCCGGCGTAGACTTTCTCCAAGCCCAACTTGGCCTTGAGAACCTCTGCGTAAGCATAGGCGCCAGCTTCCAGAACGTCCAAACTCTGGACTGCGGCTTTGCTGGGATTCCACAGGCTCAGTGCACCTGTGTAGTCTTTGCGGAAGCCTTGGGCTTTGAGTGCATTGCCCAGCTTTGAGTTACTGCGAACGCCCCAAACGTTGACCCAAGCAAAGCCACAAGCGCCACGGTCGCCGCCCAGTGCGGCCAGTGTCTGTTTAGCGGCTGTACGGGCGGCCATTGCGGCTTCGTTGCAAGCGTCTTGTACTGCGGCTTCATTGAATGCTACTACTGTCATAATGTGCTCCTGTTTAGTGTGTGTAAGTATGTATTATAACGCCAATTTACCCGTTTGTCAACCACCCTATGCATTGTAGGGTTATTTGTAGCGGCTTTCCATTTCTGTGCGCTTGTCCTCTGACTCCAGCTGGCTTACACGGACTAGGAACAGTTGATAGATACAGTAGCCCATGAGTGCAAAGGATCCCACTGTGATCACGTCGTTGGCTTCAACGCCCATTTTAATAATAAAGCCTATGACTGCAATTGCACCAAGTATGACTGCGGAGACTTTGACCATGTCTAGGATAGCTTGTTTCTGATACTTGTTCATTTTCATTTTCCTTTAGTTAATTTAGATTCTTGTGCGGCGATCTTACCGCTGTATTGTTTGCCTGCTGTGTGTACAGTCTTTACTAAGCGACCGTCTTCGTCGAAGAACTCTGTGATAGTTCCACCTGTGCTTGAAGCTCTTTGTACTTGTTTCATCTTGTGTCCTTTTATTTGTTTATGTGTGTATTATAACACGGTTTTACCAACCTGTCAACCTCTTTCTGTCACATCTTTGAACACGCGGTATCCATAGCGTGTTAGCTTGTTAATGGCACCCTGTATCTCTTGTGCCACTCTCTCAAAGTCCTCGAGGCACTTCTTAGCTTCTTTGATAGTGTCTGCCTGAACTTCTAAACCTGAGAAGTGGCGGACTTGGTAGTACCGCTCAATGTCATGTTGCGGACGGAAGTCCTCTATGATGAGTTGGTATGTGCCCAAGTTCTTGTAAACTACAATCTCGCCTTGCTTGATCATTGTGTGCTCCTAGTGTGTTAGTGTATGTATGTATTATACTGCCGTTTTACCAAAGTGTCAACCAAAAGCCCTAGAGGGCCTAGGGTCTTTAGCTAGCCCGCACCCGTTGTGCCACTGCCTCGAGCTTCTTATCGTTAGTGTTTACTAACATATAAGTCTCGTACTCTACCATGTCAAACCTGCGGAACTCGAAGTCTATGCCCTGTGCTTTGAGCACCTTGTTAACTTCCAACAATGTAGCTTCTGCCACTGCAATGCCCACCCGGACGTCTATGTCCTCTACATCCTCGAACTCTGCCTTAGCCAGGATGTCTTCAATGTTAGACGGGCTGTCTAGAACTAGGAACTTGCGGAGCTTCTTGTTCAAGCTCTCGTTGCAGAAGTCCTCGAGGTGGTCGCCTAGTGCATTGCTGTCTATGTCTTTAAGTGTCTTAGCCATTTAGTGCTCCTGTTTAGTGTATGTGTGTATTATAACTGGTTTTACCGAAGTTGTCAACCAAAGACCCTACAGGGCCTCGGGACTTTACGCTGTTAGCTTGGCTAACTCTTGTTGTAATTCTGCCACACGCTGTTGTTGTAATTTAACAACGAGCTTGTCTGCTTTTTTAGCAATGTCTGTGCGGAAT